TCGGTTGGTACAATTGTAAGATTAAGTAATACTGCTCAGACAGATATTAATGGTATTGATTTTGTTGTTGGTGCAGTTGTGGCTAATACTAGTTTTACTTTATTAACTGCATCAAATCCATTAGCAACTGCTCCTGGAGCAATTGGCGGAGCTGGATTCTATAGAATAATTCAATATAATCCTTTGTTTTATCCAAGAAAACGAAATATTGTTAACATTACCCAAGCAGTAAATGCTCAAGTAGGTACTTCAATTCCTCATGGATTAACCCCAGGGCAAGAAGTACGTTTTAACATACCTGACGTTTCCGGCATGATTCAATTGAATCCACAACCATTAAATAATTATTTCCCACAAGGAAGTAATCAAAGTGCGATAGTGCTTACTGTAGTTGATGATTATAACTTTACCATAAATATAGATACAACAACTTATACAGCATTTACCTATCCAACTATTGCTCAACAACCAAGTTCTTTCCCAGAAGTTACTCCTTTTGGTGAAGATACTGCTACATCCTTAACTGTTCTTGGAGCACAAGTTCCTACTATTGGTGGGTTACAGATCTATAATACCAATACTGGTATTTTAGCTGACTCAACAGTTAATACAGGATTTTTGGGAATGACCTTAGCTGCTGGTGCATTGTTGCCAGGTGGTGTCGCTAACGATGTTGTATACTGGAAAGCTGGTAAATCGACTTACGGCGGTTCGTAATTTTATATAAATGTATACTTGATGTTATGGGTGTCAAAATGACACCCATATGAAGGAGAAAATATGTCAGTAACTCTAAACACAGATAAAAAACCTGCTCCAACAATGAGAATGCAGCGTGATAAAGACCGTGAACCAGTAAAGGGGATATTTAGATTCCATGAAGTACCGGGTGGCCAAATGCAATTTTGCTATAAATATTATAAGGGTGATGAAGTAGAAACATATACCCTTGTTGATGGTGAAATCTATACTTTACCACTTGGAGTAGCCAAGCATCTTAATAAGAACTGCTGGTATCCACTACATCATTATGCAGTTGATGCTGATGGAAAACCTATAGCAAGAATTGGTCAGAAAGTAAGAAGATGCAGCTTCCAAAGCCTTGAATTTGTTGATGTCGATGATTTAACTCCAACCGGCAAACCGCTTGTAACAGTAGAATATCCAGGACACTAATTATGTATATACCATCATACGCCCAGCGTTTTCCGGTATATCAACCCGCTATGCGTGTCATAGCGGCTATTACGAATTCATTTCCTGTAACTATTACTACGACTTTTAATCATCAATATGTAAGTGGATTAATAGTAAGAATAGATGTACCACCAGGATTGGGTATACAGCAACTTAATCAACAATTTGGTCCGATAACCGTAACGAGTAATACTACATTTACTATTCCTATAGACACAACTAATTATGATGTATTTATTTTGCCAACTGCCGATAATGGATATCAGGATGCTCAGTCGGTTCCCATAGGAGAAGTTAACGATATGCTGTCGGCCGCAACTCAAAACGTGTTGCCATATAGAGCAACTTAGGAGAAAATATGCCTATTAATCCTCCAGGAAGTACGTTAGAAAATATCCAAATTAAAGTACGGCGATTAACTAGAAGCCCATCGCAAGCAATGTTGTCTGATGACGATTTAAATGAGTATATAAACACATTTATTGTTTATGATTTTCCTGAACATTTAAGGACCTTTAAACAAAGAACCACATTTAACTTTTGGTGCAATCCGTATCAAGATGAATATCCGACCGATATAGCTTCTTTTGGTGCCGCCACGAACGCTAGCCAAAACCCGCTATACAATTTTCAAAATACTCACATAAGTGTTCATCCACCTGTTTATATTGCAGGATTCCCAGCTTTTTATACCCAATCACGCGAACAGTTTTTTGGTGTGTACCCCAAAGTAAATAGTATACAATCGATTGGGGTAACAGGCGATGGCGTGCAAGTAAACTTTAGTGGCACCATTGTTACACAGGGCCTTGTGCAAAGTATAACACTGGGGGTACAACAAGGATCTTGTTTTGTTAAGGGCCAAGTGCTTTTTGACTCAGTAGATATAAATGGCAATGGCTTACAATTAGTCGATGTGCCATGTCTTGATGGCAATACGGGTAATCAAACTGTGTGGGGTAACCTCTATATTCCCGGCACCCAGCCTACCACTCCACCATTAATTACCAATTATAATACACCCCCCACGCTTCCAGTTGGCGTAAATCCATCTAACTATATAAATTATGTAACAGGACAATTTGTAATAACATTTCCAATAGCACCAGAAGCTGGATTTTCAATAAATTCTCAAACTGTATTACAAATAGTATCTCTGCCACAGTCGCTACTCTATTATAATAATAAGTTTATTGTGAGACCGGTTCCAGACCAACCGTATCAAATTAATTTTGAAGCGTATGTTAGACCGACCTATTTAATGGAGACAGATCAGTCACCAGATTTAGAGGAGCTTTGGCAATATATAGCGTATGGTGCTGCCAAGAAAATATTTGAAGATCGCATGGATTTAGATAGTGTGGCATTAATATTGCCTGAGTATAAAAAACAAGAAGCATTATGTTTACGCAGAACTATTGTACAATATACCAATGAGCGCACAGCAACTATTTACACCGAACAAACTGCATTTGGATCAGGTTTTGGCGGATGGGGCTGGGGTAACGGTCAAGCATAAGATTTATTTAAGGGATATATAATTATGGAAAATAATAATGCAAAAAACCGCGGGATATTTATTCGTAAATATAATTATATCGATGGTCTAGAATTTGACCTCTCACAATTGGATGAGTTTGATGTTAGGTACGAAAAACTTAAAACTGATGAAGATTCGATGGGTAATAAATTAAATGGTGATTTTTATGAAGTAATTGGGGTTAAAAAATGCAGTGAGGGCCACATAGTAGATATAACATTGCTAATGGAAGGAGATATATTAAAAACTTTGCATTTAACTAAAAAAGGTAATTGTTTCAAATGTTTAGATATTACTTCTCGTATAGCCGCTTTTGGAGTATTTGAGTATGCAAAAATATATATGTGTGAAATGAGAATGCTTTACATTGATAATGGCCCATATGATTCACAAGAGAAATATTGATATGGAAAATAATAATAAAAAGTTCGATGTTGTTTTATTTCGCTTACATAAATATGAGGATGGAATAGGATTCGATATTACACAGCTTGATAAACTTAATGTTTCCTATGAAAAAAAAGATCTGAGTTCCATATTTGGCGATGTGATTCCGGATAATTTTATAGAAATAAATGGAAGCAGAAAGTGTAAATATGAGCATTGCATAGAAATTGGAATATTGTTAAAAAATGATCGGTTGATAAAAAATGGAACCACAATAGAATATGATTGCCTTGATTGTAAAAATATTTGTGTAGAAATTTTAAATATAGGAATATATAACGAAGGTGATGCATTTAAATGCCATGTAATAAGCAGCTATTTAGATAATCACAGAAAAGGTTCCTAATATGATCAGACTTTGTAATAAATGTAATTGTGAATTAAATGGCACAAATTGTGTTAAAAAGGATGCAAAGCGTTTTAGAAAGATTTGTAGATCTTGTTTCAGAGAAAAGCGTAATGCATCTCGTATACTCAAGAAAGAAAATCAATCTAAGCATCTATGTACTCTTATAGAAAAAAATATAGTTAAGATAGATTTTGAACCATTACTTAATGATTTAAAACCCAAGAAAGAACTATTATATTCAAGAAAAAATAGCTTTTTGTGGAAAATTGTAGACACATTAAAAAATATAATTAAAGAGGTTAACAATGCCCTATAATAATAACATCCCTCAGTCTACCGATAATCTATCTGTGTCTCAACCACAAATTCTAGCTAACTTTGCTTCAATAGCTACTGCATTTAATTTAAACCATGTGAATTTTAATGCTGGTGGTGAAGGTAAGCATGCGTTTGTTGAGATGCCGAATCAAAACGCCACTCCACCAACAACTATAGCCAATGAAACGGGACTCTATTGCAATACTTCAACTTTAACAAACCAACCAGAATTGTTTTTTATTAAACAAAATGGCACAACAGCACCCGCGCCATTAAATGGTGCTAATGGGTATGTTATTAGTGGATCTAATTATACCTCACCGGGTTGGACAAGATTGCCATCTGGTATTTTATTAAAATGGGGTACATTTTCAGTTAATTCAGGATTACCGGTTATATTTGATGTTTCTGCCTCAAATCCAGCTTTTACTGTATGTTATAATGTGCAAGTAACGGGAGTTTCAGCATCACTTCAAACATTTAGTGTTACAAATTTAACTAATTTGCAATTTATTATAACTTCAAATTCCAATCCAGCTCAGGGTTATTATTTCGCTATAGGAGTTTAAAATGCCTTTTGATCGCTTTCTTATTGCGCCTTATAGCTCTGGTTTAAGAACTGACCTTCGTCCATGGTTAATTCCGGACGATGCCTTTGAAGAATTAATTAATGCTTATGTTTTTAGGGGAAGGGTAAGAAAGCGATTTGGATCAGTTTTAATGGGACCGGGTACTGGAGATGAAGCGCCTACTAGTCAATTACTTTCGCGTTTAAGAATAAATTTGGGAAACACTGACGGCGCTGGTGCTGCGTCTGGGACAGTTCCCGGAACTATATTTTCTGTTGGACAATTATTTTCAATTGGAACAGAAATATTTACTGTTACTACAGCTGGTGCGGTCCAGCCAATGTTAAAAACCGGTACTACGGTAACAGCAACATATAGTACAACTAATGGTGCTTATAATTTTGTAGGCGCAGCTGCCACAACTCCAGTTTATTTCTATCCTGCATTGCCAGTAATGGGACTCGCAAATTATGAAGTTGGAGCAATTAATAATCAACCTCTTTTTGGTTTTGATACACAATTTGTTTATCAATATTTTCCGTCAACTGGATGGCAAAGATCATCAAGTGGTATATCTCCATTTGATCCAATATTTAAAGGTACAGACTTAGATTTTTTCTGGACGACTAATTGGCGTGGTACTACTGCCGATGTCACTATTTTTTTTGTTACTAATTTTAATTCAAGTGCAGGGGCGCCACCAGCAACACAAGATCCAATGTGGTATTATGATGGTACTACATGGACTATATTTACACCTTACTTTTTACCTGCAGGTGGTGTGCCAACATCGGGCCCATTTGTACAAACAGCTCGCATAATTTTGCCATTTAAAAATAGATTAATTCTTTTAAACACTATCGAATACGATGGCGTATCTGCTAATCAGGCTTTTGTGAACCGTTGTAGATATTCTTTCGTTGGTTCCCCGTTTGCTGCAAATGCATGGTATGAGCGTGGACAAACAGATTCTTTAGGAAATGTGGCAGCGGGTGGTGGATTTACAGATGCTACTACTGAGGAAGCTATAGTAAGTGCAGAATTTATTAAGGATAGATTAATTGTTTATTTTGATAGAAGCACTTGGGAATTAGTATATACCGGAAATCAAGTTGAACCATTTGTATGGCAAAAAATTAATACCGAACTTGGATCAGAATCTACTTTTTCAACAGTACCATTCGACAAGGTTGTGCTAACTATTGGTAATACGGGTGTACATGCTTGTAATGGTTCAAATGTAGAAAGAATAGATAATAATATTCCAAATCAAGTATTTGAAGTGCAAGATAAAAGTACAAATACCGCTCGTGTAGCCGGCATACGTGATTATTTTACCGAAATGGTTTATTGGACTTATAATATAGAATCTGATACCCAGAATTATCCAGATAGGGTATTGGTTTATAATTATAAAAATGGATCTTGGGCGATAAATATAGATTCAATAACTTGTTGGGGTTATTATGAACAGCAATTAGATACCACATGGGCAACGGCTAATATTTCTTGGGGTGAGGCAAACTTTAATTGGCTTTCTGGTGTTGTACAAGCGCAATTTAGACAGGTAGTTGCGGGTAATCAAGAAGGATATACATTTATTATTTCTCCTGATGTATCTCGAAATGCTCCAGTATTACAAATCACCGATATGACACTTTCGACTTTTAGTAATTTTAATCTTACGATTATAAATCATAATCTAAGTGAAGGTGATTTTATTTATATAGAGAATGCACAAGGATTTTCTGATTTTACGCCAGAAATAGTGCAGATACTTGATGTGGTAGATTTAAATAATGTATTAACAAATCTATCATTTAGCGCCTATACAGGAACCTATACTGGCGGCGGAACAGCAGCGCGAGTTTCCAATATTCAAATATTAACCAAACAGTTTAATCCGTATATTAAACAAGGAAATGATGTCACTATTGGTAAAGTTGATTTTGGTATTAAAAAGACTGTTAATGGACAAATAACAGTTGATTATTATCCATCTGCTACAAATCTATCTATGGTAACCGCAGGTCAATCTAGTGGCTCTATTTTGGGTAATAATATTTTAGAAACTTCCCCATATGATCCAATATATTACCCACTCGAACAGCAACAAGAAAGGCTATGGCATTCTATTTATTTTCAGTCTTATGGTGAATGTATTCAGTTATATTTTTATTTAAGCTTTGATCAAATATCAAATCCATTTGTTGCATTTGAGGATTTTCAATTAGAAGGCATGATATTATATACTAACCCTACAGGAAGATTGGGATAATATGGCTAATCAAATATCTAGCGGCTTATTTGTACCAACTACTAATGTCTGGGATGTGCAACAGCTTTACGATGTAGATGTCACTAGTCCGCAGTTTAAAGAATTATTGGTACGGTTGTATCAAAATATAAACAATATATCTACCGCACTAAATTTAAAGGATACAGGATACTATTTAGATCAAGAATTTGTGAACGGTCAGTTGTTCTTTCCAAATCCGGCGTATAATTCTTCTACACCCTTAGACCCTGGATTTAGGCAAGTCTGGCGGTTGGTCATCAATTTTGGCCAGTTACCTAATACTGCCGCAAAATCAGTGGCTCATGGTTTAACTATTAATGCTGGTGTAACATTTACACGTATTTATGCTACAGCATCCGATACAACAGGATTTAATTATATCCCAATTCCATATAGTAGTGCAGCTGGTGCTTCAAACATAGAGTTAAATGTTGATGCTACAAATGTGATAATAACTACTGCAAGCGATAGAACTAATTATAATATTTGTTATGTTGTCTTAGAGTATTTAACTTTTTAAAAATATGATATAATAAAAGAACTCATCAATACTTGGCTGAGTACATAACTTTGCAAAGTCGCCTTAAAAAAGCGACTTTTTTTAATAATAAGTAGAAAGGTCGGGATTATATCGACCTTTTCCTATGGAGTAGTAAAGAAGCTGATAAATATTAACAAAAATACCATTAATTACAATTGTTTTTTACTGTTTTATTGTCTTTAAGCGCATAATGTACTCATTCGTGACATGAAATACTTACCCATGGTTTTAAATTAATAAAAAAAGTTTATTCCAAACTGATTTTTGTACATATGGTTCGATATACATAAATTAGCAAAATTTATCAGCAAGCATTACGCTTATAGAAAAAGTAGAAGGAAAATTATGGCCTTTTTAGATTTCTTAGGTGGTACTGCGCCACAAACACAACAATTTCAAAGATTTACTCCACAACAACAAACGGCTCTTAATAAAATACTAGGACAAGCGACATCTGGTTTACAAAATCAGCAGCCATTTGATTTTGCTCCTATTGAGCAGCGAGCCAGAAATCAGTTTCAAACTAATACATTACCTTCTATAGCTGAAAGATTCACGGCTATGGGAAGTGGACCAAGATCAAGTAATTTTGCGCCGGCTTTAGCATCGGCTGGTGCCGGATTAGAAGAATCACTAGCCGCGCTAAGATCACAAGTTGGATTACAACAACAAGGTCAGCAGCAAGGCTTTTTACAAAACTTATTACAATTGGGTTTAACTCCACAATTTGAAAATGCATATGAGCCAAGACAACCTGGATTTGCTGAGTCAGCCGGAGGGCCAATATTACAAGGCTTGGGTCAGGCATTACCTTATTTATTGCCTTTATTACTTGGTGGTGCAACTGGCGGTGCTGGAGCGGCTGCGGGTGGTGTGGCTACAGGATTGCCATTATTAATTAAGCTTTTACAAAGTCAATTGAGGAAATAATATGGCAGTACAAATATTACCAGGCAATAGCTTGGGTGAAAGATTGGGAACGGCCCTTGGAACTGGGTTAAGTGCTGGTATTCAGGGACTAGCTCAACATAAACTATCTGAAATAGAACAACAAAAAGGAATACGCAAAACAGCTAGCGGCTTACAGGCTTTGGGCGCCCCAGCCGAGCTGGCTAATCTTCCTGAAAATTTACAGCAAGTGGTATTAAAGCAATTTTTACAACAACCCGGGCAAAATGCTTATGCAAGTGCGTTATCTTCTCTGCTTGGCGCGGGGCAATCTGAGTCAAAAGATGTACCAAATTTACAAGGATTAAATCAGCAACAAGCAAGTGAATTAACTAAAATTGGTTTACAAAAACAAAAAGCTACAGCGCAAGAAAAACAATTTGAAGAAAAGCAAAAACAGGCACGATTAAAAGAATTTAACGCCGAAACTCGAGAATATAGACAAACTATTAAGAAAGCCGGCAGGGCAAATCGAGATGACTTAAGAGAATTAGATGCTTTAGAAGCACGTGTTAAAAAAGGAAATTTGCCTAATCCTATTTATTATAGTGTATTAGAAAAAATAGGATTAGATTTTCCAGCTTTATTAAGTACTGATGCAAATGTATACAACAAAGGTATATATGGTTTTATTAGAAATTTAAAAGATGCATTTGGGGCTCGACCAACAAATTTTGATGTAGCAACATATTTTAAAACTCTTGCTACTTTATCTCAAACTGATGAAGGTAAATTAGAAATAATAAAACTTCAAAAACTTCAAAAACAGGCTGGTATAATAAGAAATGATGCACTAAATAAAGTTCTTGCAAAAAATAAAGATATAGAAATTACACCAGATGAATTGGAAGAACAAGTAGAAAAAATATCGGGAAAAAAATTAGATAAACTATGGCAAAAATATACCGATGAAATTAGTGGAAATGCAACAAAATTATCTACATCTACAAATGCAGATTTACAAACATCACCGAATCAACAAGGATTACCAAATCTAGCTGAACAACCAGGAAAATTTACTGGCACACAATTATCGCAAGCTCCTGGACCATCTAGATTGCAAGAAGCTGGAAGACATTTGGCGCGATCAACTGCGCGTGGATTAGAATCGGTAGCAAATATTCCAGGAGATATTGCATCATTAGGATTAACGGCTGCTGATTTAGCAACTTTAGGCAAGGTGCCACAAATTGGTGAAGCAAATAAATTTATACGCGAAAATCTTAATGCTAGAAATATTACCAAGGCTTTAACGGGAGAAGTATTAGAACCACAAACTGAAACTGAAAAAAAATCAGATGAAATTGTTTCCGATTTAGCTACTTTCTTAGCACCAGTTAAAGGTAAAATTCCATTTAAAAGTGCGGTAATAAAAACAGCACTTGGTAATACTGCTTCATTTTTAGCAGAGAAAGTAGGTGCGGGACCTCTTGGTCAAGCAGTAGCAAAAATTGGTAGTGTTCTTTTATATTCATTTTCAGGTGGTCGCAAAGCCTTAGAGGAAATTAAAAACACAAGTGGTAAAACAATTGATAAATTAGCTGGTTCTGTTAAAACTACTGTTCCTAAATTAGAAAAAGATATCGAAGTTATAAGCAGAGAAGTAGCTCGTGGTTTTAAAACAGACGCTAAATCATTTATTAATGATAGGATTGGTGGATTAAAATCATTAATTGAAAATGGAAAAGCCTCGGTAAAAGAATTATGGGATGAAAAGGTAAATCTTAATGAACTTTTTTCTGATCCAAATACACCACCAGCTGCAAAAAAATATATTGGTCGCATTGTTGGATCAATAAATGAAGCTATTGATAAATATGGTAAGAAAAACAAAGCATTTGGTGAAGCGGTTCATAAAGTTAATGACATCCATCGCGGTTTAAATCAAGCTTCTGATATTGCTAAAACAATCCAAAAAGATGTAAAAACAGAAAAACTGACCAGTCCATTAATTAAATCAATACTATATGGGGCTGCATTTAAGGCACCAGGTGTCATTCCTGCAGCAGGTGCTGCATTAGGAGCAGGTTTAGGGATTCAAAAATTTACCAGATTTACTCAATTGCTTAAAAATAGCGGTGAAGCTAAAAAATATTACAAAAATTTAGTTCAAGCAGCTGCTAGAGAAAATGCCTCACTTGTTCAACGCTATGCTAGAAAATTAGATGAAATTGCCACTAAAGAAGGATATTAATAATCATTATTTTGTTGGTTTCCTATGTATGCTAATAAAAATATGATTGCTAATAATACAAGAATAAATATAGGATTAGCTACAAAAAAAAGAACTATAATGGCTAAAAGTGTTGGATTTATAAAGTAAAGGTATGTACCTAATATGATTAAAACTAGCAACCACATAATTTCTCCAATACCATTTTAGATTGATTGTATTTCTGTATAAAGAATTGTAAGATTGTCATTGTTATACCTCATAATAATAAACAATATTTATTATTTACATCCACCCCAAGTACCATTGGGGTGTTTTTTATGCTATTAATTTAATTACAGTAAAATTTATTTTAAAACGTTTTATCTCTAATTAAAGTATTTTCTCTTCCTAATTGTTCTACAATCGCTTTTGTTATCCACTCAGTTAAAGTTTGTCCCTTTAAACCTGCATGCATTTTCATTACTGAATGTATTTCAACCGGAAAATATCCCCTAAAACAGATCCTTTTTTGTTTTGTTTCTTCACCATTTATTGGCTGTACTATCTTTCCCATATCATTCCCTTTTTACTTAAGTAACATATACCACAAATGTAACATATGTGTGCTGAATTTGCAATTTAAATTACTATAAGTTTTACTTTACCTAAACTGATTTATAGGAGAGAAATGAGTTCAATTCAAAGTTTAAATGAGGCATATGGGTTTACCCAGGCCCTTCTAAATATATTTCCTCAACCAATTATAGCATTACGAGCTCCCACCACACGAGACAAAGCGCAGCTAGGAACGACGTGGATTAATAAATCAGCGGGCGTTGCTTATGTTCTTACACAAATTGTTAATAATGCAGCTACATGGCAAGCACTAGCTGGCGGTAATACATTTAATAATTTAACAGTAACTCCTGGCCCGATATCTCTCACAGGCACAACTACTATTAATACAGCGGGTGCCGCTACTACTACAATCGGGACTGGCGGAACTGGAGTGGTAAATATTGGAAATGCCACGGGAAATACATCTATTACTGGTACGCTTACTACTTCGAGTACTATTAACGTGGCGTCGGGTGGCATGGTAGTAAATGGTACTACGGCAATAAATGTTGCTACAGCTCAAAATACTGGTATAGGAACTGCTGGCACAGGAGCTGTGTCAATAGGAAATGTTACGGGCGGAATATTATTGACTGGTGCTGTTGGCGTAACAAATGGTGATGTCACATTAAATTCAGCGGGATCAGCTTTCACACTTCCTGGTCCTGTAAATATTATTAGTGGCGCTGGTGCTCCAGCTAATGGACTAGCATTGCACGTTGGTGATTTCTATATAAATACCACTGCAGCTTCGGCAGCTACAAGGGTATATGTGGCTACCGGTGTTGGAGCATGGACTAATTTAACTGCGGCAGCTTAGAGATAATAAAAATTAAGGAGAAAAATGGGTACAATTCCAAGTTTAAAAACGGCTTATGGATTTACACAATCATTATTAAATGTTGCACCTACGCCTATTATCGCCTTGCGTGCGCCCACTACAGCTGATCGTGCTGCTCTTGGTACCGTATGGGTAAATAAGACTGCAAATGCAGCTTATATTTTAACATCGGTAGTTAATAACCTTTCAACATGGGAAGGCGTTGGTGGCGGCGGTGGTGCATTTACCCAATTAACAGTAACGCCGGGACCTATATCACTTACGGGTACTACTACTATTAATACTACGGGTGCTGCTGCAACTACCATTGGTACTGGTGGCACTGGTGCTGTGAATATAGGTAATGCAACGGGTAATACTTCTGTAACCGGTACACTTACTACAACTAACACGCTGACAGTTACTGCTGGTGGTGCAACCATAAGTGGCACAACTTCTATAAACACGGCAACCGCAAGTACTACAAGTATAGGAACTGGTGGTACGGGAGCTGTCAATATAGGAAATAGTACTGGTAATACTGGTGTCGCTGGAAATATAACGGTAGTTACCGGTGATGTAATAATATCTACAGCAGCTCGTGGAATTACTCTTCCGGGACCGACAAGAATAATTAACGGTGCGGGTGTTCCAGCAAATGGATTAGCTGTTAATGTAGGCGATCTTTATGTAAATACTACTGCTGCGAGTGCTGTTACTAGATTATATATCGCCACCGCTGCAAGTACATGGACAAACGTAACCTGCGCCGCGTAGACATTATGTATTAATCACTCTATTTATAGTATGTTTGGTCTCAAATATTAAAGAATTAATTATAGAAAAGGATTTTATATGGATTTAAAAACTACATTAAATTTTGAAGTAACCAAAAATGACCGTGTATATCGCGTTATTCTTCCTCTCGGTGCTCCTTATGGTGAAGCTTATGATGCAGTTTTTGCCTGTCTAGAAGGCATAGTTAATTTACAGAAAAAGGGCGTTGAGCAATTAAAAGCCCAAGCGGCTGGTGAAGTTAATGCAGAACCTATAACACCAGTTAATATGGAAGTTACGCAGGCGCAAACTCCAGAATTTCAAGATCCCAATCAACCTGTTTAGGAATGAAATGGCATTAAAGAATACGGTAAAAGCTCTAAATCTAAAAGCGGTAGATGCTTCATTGTTTGCTGATGAATTTTTAGCGATAAATCCTGATGGAACTGAAGCTGCTTGTTTTCTTGTAAGAATTATTAATAATTCTACTGAACCTGCACTTATTAGCTATGATGGTGTAAATATTCATGATTTTGTAGATCTTGGTGACACCATACAATTGTCATTTCAAGCTAATCATGGTGCCACAAATCAGACTGCTAATTTGCCACTAGGCACTGTAGTGTATGCTAAAAATTTTGATACAGTAGGTACGGGATCTATTATACTCGCTGGATATTATCAACCAAATTAAAAAAAGGATGGTTATGACATTAGCTATTAGGCTTTTGGCTGAACCAATTCGTTCTCTTGCGGCGGCTTCAATTGGAGCCGCTTATATGGGGATCGGAACGGGATTAGATAACCCAAGTAGAATTATATATGTTCAAAATCTAACTGATGCACAGGTGATGTTTTCATTAGATGGTATAAATGATCATTTCACTTTACCCACTTCGGGTTTTTTATTATTAGATATAACCACAAATAAAAGCTTACCTCAGGGGTGTTATATTTCGCAGGGACAAAGAATTTATGTTAAAGAAGTTGGAACACCAACTACCGGATCAGTTTATGTATCCTCTTTTTATGGATCTAATTCTTTGGTAGGTTAATTATATAAAGGAAAATTATGAGTCAATCAGGTTCTTTTTTTAATGGCACTAGTCCTGCTGGAAGTGTATTAACCCTGACGGGTAATACAGGCGGTGCTGTTTCACCTATCCTAGGAAATATAAATGTTGTGGGAGCTGGACTTATTACTGTTACAGGTGATCCATTAACACATACTTTGACTATTACATCAAGTGGTTCCACGGCTGATCAGTTTGATGGTGATACAGGATCAGCTATACCAGTTGGCGGTATATTAAATATTGTAGGTAGTGCCAATATACATACAGCAGCATCTGGCAATACTGTTGAAGTAATCTTAGACGATGATGTATCTATTTCTGGTTCATTTACCGCTGGCACCACACTTGGTTTTATAACATCAGTAACGGGAGATATAACAGCTAGTGCAGGTAATTTTAATTTGCCTACTACTTTATCTACTGCTGATGAAGGTGTAATAACAATAAATTCTTTGCCATTTATTCAAAATTTTGCCGGTAATGTGTTTATAGGGACGAGTGCCGGTAATTTTACATTAACACCTGGCGTAGCGATAGAAAATACTGTTGTGGGTAATAGCGCTTTAAATGCTGTCACCACCGGTAACAATAATACTGTTTTTGGATTTGATGCTATGTTAAGTGCCACAACGGCAAGTAATAATACGGCATTTGGGTCTGATTCATTGGTTGGAATAACTACTGGAAGTAATAATGTATCAATAGGCACATCATCGGGTAATGCATTACTTACCTCAGAATCAAATAATATTTTAATTGGATCTACTGGTGTGGTTGGAGATAACAATACAATCAGAATAGGTAGTAGTGGTAGTGGAGCATTTCAACAAAATACGGCTTATTTCGGTGGTATCTATGGCACTGGAACATTAAATACTGCATATGTTGTTACAGTTGATAGCACTGATAAATTGGGATCCATCGCATTAAGTGGCTTTGCCGATCAATTTGATGGTGATACTGGTACTGCAGTTCCGAATGATGGTCTTATAATCATTTCGGGTGGATCTAATATTAACACTGTTGCTATGACCAATATAGTAACGGTAAATCTTGATGATACGGTGTCTATTTCAGGGTCATTCACAGCTGGGACTACTGCAGGATTTATTACATCACAAACCGGTGATATTACAGCTACGGCTGGAAATATTGTTATTCCATTTGCTAATAGCACTGGTACAGAAGGAATAATTAAATCTGGTAGTGGTACAAAAAACTTAATATATGCGACTAATACTGGCAATATTTTCTTAAATGATGCTGGTACATTAACATTCACTACTGCTTTTGATAATATCGGCATTGGATTTGCATCATTAAATTCACTTACCACGGGCGGTGTCAATACATGCATTGGTGTTTCAGCTGGCCAGGGTATTACTTCTGGAAATGAAAATGTATGCATCGGGCCGCAGGCTGGTCAATTTATAGATTCCGGATCAAATAATGTATGCATTGGAGAGCAATCTGGGCGGATAATGCAGTTTGGTATAAATAATATTTCAATTGGCCAATCTTCATTGGTTAATTTTATGGGACCCAATACAGGTCAAAATGATTCAAATATAGCCATTGGTTTTGAATCATTACGTCAGATGGCTTCTGGGGTATATAATACATGCCTTGGGAATGGATCTGGTAGTAATTATACTACTACTGAAAATAATAATCTTATTCTTGGCTGTCAAAATGGAACAATAGCTGAAAATAACGTAATAAGAATAGGTAATATAGCGTCTGGTGCTTATCCAGCTGTAGTTACGTCAACTTCATGCTTTATACAGGGCATCGCAGGAAATACCGTATCAAATACACAATTAGTGACAATAGATCCTACTACTGGACAATTAGGTGTAACTTCTACAAGTGGTTCAACGTGGCAAGTTGTTACTGGTGCTACCAATTTAGTAAAAGGTAATGGTTATTTTGTTAATGGTGCTTCTACGGTTAATTTTACATTGCCTACAACTACTGCTGTTGGCGATACTTTTGAAATTGCAGTATTAGATACCGCCGTTGGTGGATGGCAAATAAATCAAAATGCTAGTCAATATATAATTGGTAATTCAAGCGCCGCTACAACACCCCAGGTAACTACTGTTGGTACTGGTGGTAACGTAGCTACAACAGTATCGATAAATTGGCAATTTGCAAAGGTTATATGTGCCATTGCTAATACTGCATTTGTTATTCAATGTGCTACAGGCGGAGCTTTAACGTTTACTTAAAAAGGGAAAAAAATGAGTACAAATTATAGATCACAAGTAGCATATGGATTAAGCCAGGCCTTAATACAAGAGCCACCATCACCAATAATAGCACAACGGGCACCAACCACATCTGATAAAGCAGCATATGGCACTATATGGGTAAACCAAGTAACTAATACATCCTATGTGTTAACATCGATAGAAAGCAATATATCGAATTGGGAGCAACTTGGTTCTACAGTAACAGCTACTACTTGGCAAACAGCTGTTGGAGCTACTAACTTAGTAAGTAATAATGGTTATTTTGTAAATGGCGCAGCAACGGTAGTTTTCACGCTTCCACTTATTGCAGCAGTTGGTGATACATTTCAAATATTAGTATTAGATACAGCCGTAGATGGATGGCAAATAAATCAGAATGCGGGACAATATATAATCGGCAATGAGCAATTGCTTACAACCGCGATTACTACTGTGGGAGTTGGGGGGAGTGTATCCACTGGCGCTTTAGATGCAATAGGTATAAGAATGGTATGTGCAATTGCTAATACGGCATTTATTATTCCAAATGCTGATGGACTGACCTTTGTTTAAAAATGTAATTGCCAAAATTTTTATCAAATGATATTATTCGCAATCATTTGTCACTTTCTTTCTTTATAATATTGGCGGCTGGAATGTCCGTCTTAAAGCTTGTGGATGGAAATGATATTGGTCTGCCAAATGAAGCAAGAATCGCTGGCTTTTAAGCCAGCTGAGGTTCAAAATACATGAATAAATAAACTTGTTGTTCATGAACTAAATAATAAATAGTCCACATTGCTCTCCGCACACTGTGGACTATTTATTTTATTAGAAAAGTATGTCTTATTTGCCGCTATTTCTTAGATTTTTAATTTCCCTAATTCGTTCAATAGATATTCTAAACTTAGAACGTGGTAGATCTGCGAGGCTTTGTATCTTCATTTTTGTAAGCACTTCTTCTGCAATATCAGGATAATTAATTAACTCATACTGTAGTTCATCGAGTTGGTCTTTTGAAACAGTATCATATGATTCATTTTTTGGTTTATAGACCTCTGCTGGTCCTTTAGCAAATAACTCGCGCTCTGTTGCTACTGCTACTTCACCATCATCATCTTCTTCTGACGATACAATTCCGACAAGAGAAGCATAACTATATCTTCGTAAAAATGTTATATAACTACCCAGTGTCTGTATATCGGCTTTTGGTGGCGTAATTCTCATTTGGGAAGAGATCCATTCGCCAGATGCATGTGCTAATATAGTATGTAAAATACTTTGGCCATCATTATTTGGTAGAATCTGCTGTATAACTGAAAGACCATTTTTAGAGAGATAAGTACGAGAAGCCCGTACTATTTCTGCTAAATCGGCATATCTGCTTTTAAAGTAGGGATTTTCACTTTTTTTTCCAGCTACTTCCATTTCTCCTTGGGCTTTTGCTAATGCAGCAAATAATTGCTTTAAGTCAACTGATCTAGTTGCTTCGGGTACTATATTTATCTTGGACGCTAAGTCGGCTATAGCCTTGAGTATTTTTTCTGTTTCCATTATTTTTTCGTATTTATGTAGATAACAATATTATTTTACTAAAGATGTAGATTGCTGGGGACCGTGTTTTTTTCTTAATGCTGATGACCGAGAATCAGTTGGTAATATAACACATTTAGGTGTTTGTTTTCGCACAGGAATTTGTGTAATAGTTGGCACCCTTTTATCATCAAATTTAGATATCTTATATAATAATTCTAATTTATTTGTTCTAGACCCTCTAAAATCCTTTATTAATTTATGTGTCAAGTGCACTACACCAAATGTCACATATACGCCCATGACTAAAATCCCAGCATTTACTAACATATTTACCTCTTATTATTGTTATGATCATAGAAAGCAAGCAAATTATCATACAAATCAGCTAACATAGGATATACAACTTTAAATTCTGGTTCAAATTCTCTTAAATCGTTACAAATTACTGCCATTTGTAAATAGATTTTATCTTTAAGATCCTCTGCATTTTTTCTACTACCTACCTGCTTTGCTAATCGACCCAATTTACACAATTCTGCTACTTTTTCGTAAAAATTAATACTCTGTTTTGAAAATGTTGTTTCCATAATTATTCCCTTACATTTATATTTTCTTGCAATGTTAAACACACATATGTAATATAACACACATATGTAACATAATCAATGATAATTTTTACACCATGAAAGTTTTAAAGAAAAATAGATAAATGGAAAAAATGAGAATATAATATTTAAAAATACAATTGGTTTATTAAATAAAACGAAATAAGCCGACTATAAATCGGCTTATTTTTACAAGAAACAAGAGAAATAAAATACGCAAAATTTAATTTACCACAATAAAATTATACAATATGAATTATAACTCTAGGATGTGCATGAAATATAAAATTAAGCGATACGATAATAAGCCGTATGAATAACAATGAAATTAATATAAACACGAGAATTAATACATGAATAACATAAAGTTAGTATATCAATATGATAATTAGTATTTCAACACGAGAATAAGTATATGAAATTTAAAAACACTAGTCAACAATACTTTTTAGAAAAAATAATTCCAACTACAAAATTTTCCACGACAGCTAAAAGATATTTAAATTCTTTTAATGCGAAGAGGGGACTCTGTCGCATGATTCGTAATTTCATATCATTTGGCCGATGTCACAAAGAGATATATTTTTCGCAAGAGTGGTTGGGTAAAAAATGTAATATTAGAAGAGAGACAGTAAATAGATATATAAAAAAATTGGATGGTTTGGGGTTAATAGCGAAGAAGTTTAATGGGGTAAAAAGGGCATCAAACTATCGAGTTTCAGAATTCTTATTAAAGCCGACACCGGATATAATAAAAGTATTAATTTACCTGGGTATATTTTTAAGCACATCAGGGTTAATGAGTAAGCCGGTGTATCCACCATATTCAGGTTCAAATGACATCACACTAATAAAGAATGATATAAGAAGCAGTTATAGTAATAAGTTAAATAACTATTTATATTTTAATAACAGTATTAATGGCCGTTATAAAAAAAAGATTCAAATTACCGAAAAAAGCATGTCAGTATTACAAGAGAAGCGAGATTCGATAGAAAAAGAATTATCTGAGCTCAATTCTTTAAATTTGACATTAGATCAGAAATTTAAACTTATTGTTTTTCCACAAAAAGCACTTTCTTACGCCTTGACCCAATTCCGCTATAGTAGTAAAAACCAATATGGAACAAAGCATTCATACCGTTGGTTTAAATATTTATGTGAAGAATATTGCAATAAGTATGATTTGGTTCCAGATTGGCGCACGTATTATCAACTACAAGAAGTTTTTATTACGTCACAACCTAAAAAAGAGAAGGAAGAAGTGAACGTAGTGCCACCACGAATCGCATATTCGTATAAGTTACCAGAATCATATTTAGCTATAAGAAAAGAGAACCCATTGCATATTTTCTCAAAGCAATATCGGTTTATGCTTACGCAATCAAATTCAGTAATACCGCAAAATGCATTATGGGAAATGGGTGTAGCCCGTTTCGTACGTACTTCTTTTTATGGTTATTTAGGAGAGAAGAATATGTGTCCTGATTTAGTATTGGCACATATCGATGCTTTGGTAGATTCTACTGAATATAAAAATATAATTACCGAATTTGGATTAGATGCCGGCAAAAGATTTGTGGAGCTGTGTATAGAGAGTGTTCTGGAAGAGCAAGGATACACTTTAAATCAAATGAAAATGTCTTATTACGGCAAAGGCCTTTTGGCAAAAAAAGAATCGACTGAGTTGATTTTCACTCAAAATATAATAACGCGTACTAAGAATGTGGATGAGTTTATGCATAGTGATTCATATGGTTATTTAGCGCAACTTGTGGGTGAGACTACTATGAAAGATTATATTTATAGGATTGTAGAAAATTGGATGAAAATTATACAATAAGGTTAATTATGTGTTATATTTTTCCTATAATTTATGTCTCCTATTCTATATTTGTTTTCATTAAAATTATTGATATATTTAGCAATTAAAAACAGGAATTACTATGAAAAAACTTTTATTTCTTCTTTTATGTTTATCTACACAGGCTTATGGTATTAAATCCTTAAGTGGTTTATTTTGTTCTAATTCTGTTGTATCAGAGCATGAAGAAATTCAGAAAGCTATACTTAATTCTGAAGTTAATAAGGTTTTGGAATTAGTTAAGCCTAATGTAGATCGATATAATCTCGAAGAATATATCGAATTAGCTGGATCAAATTTCGGCAAAACTCCTGCTGCTAGATTTAAAGATAGATTTATCGGTAGTGTAAAGATCGCTTTGGGTATGGCACTTCTTTATAAGACAGGTGATTACTTTAAAACTGAATATTTAAAAACCAAAGAAGATTTTATTAATCGATATAAGTCTATGCATAATATCTTAATGGATATCGCTTGTCTTTCTGGTTTTATTTCTAGTTCTAATTTTATCACCGACGGTGTAGATACTATTAATCCAAGATCTAACTATAAGAAGCAATTACTTATAAATTTATATTTGAAAAGTTTAAAGAAAGATTAAAGGAAAACTAATTGATCGTATGGGAAATTTGACGTGGGGTAAGGCGCGTATGACGATAGCGCGCAAACCTGAAAAGTATCCTGAACATATGAGAAAAATGCCTCGTAATACTGATGAACTTCATGAGTTAACTAAGGAACTTATTGAGTGGGCACAGCGCGACGATTCTTTCTTTCTGCAACAATTTCCAATATCAAAGAAAATTAGTCCTTACTTGTTTTTTAAGTATGCTGAGAAGAATAAAAATGAAGATTTTACCAACGCGTTAGATTTCGCAAGAGCGTGTTGTGGTATACGAATGATGATGGGTAATCATAAACTAGAAGACGGAGTGGTGCATCGTTTGATGCCTATTTATGATATACTGTATCGCGAATATTTAGAGAAGAAAGAAATGCGGACTTTTGATTTGCAAAAGCAATTGAAAGTAATTGATAATGAACAGAAATCTGGTTCCACTATAATAGTACAGATGGAGCCTGCCAAAAGTGATGTTGTTCCCTTGTGTAAAAATATCATTGCTGAGTAGTGTTTTTTGTTTTTTTAATTATGATGGCCGCCAATAAAAGCGGCCATTTCTGTGTAAATGTGATAAATGATTTTTATAGGGGTAAATTATGAAATGGATTAATTTTAACGAACAAAAGCCGGCTCATGATCAGTGGGTAATGGTTGATTCTATTTCAGTAGATTTTCCAGGTTATGTTATAGTTAAATTTGATAGTATGATGGAAATGCATGAAATATTTGAATGTAATAAATTATATATTTATAGTTCAGAAATAATGCGCTGGAAACCTGTTATAATTATAGATAAGGACAAGTAATGAAATGGATTTCAGTTAAAGATAAAGTACCAACCAAACAATGATGAGATGCGTTTGGCATATGAATAAAGAGATTAAATAATAAATGAATAATGAAAATAAAGATATACTTCGCGGGCCCATCTATGAAAAAATTGTCTACGAAGAAAATAATATTGAGCTGATAATCGATTCAATAGAAAAGGAATTGAAAAAATTAAAGAAGATTAATATCGCGATAAATCCGAAGCTTTTGTCATTGGAATTACAGCCACGAAAATTTGCTGAAATAGTTTTTTTAATTACCGCCTGCTTGTATACCTTAAAAGATCTTCAAGATTATAGTTCTGAAATTTATAATGCAAAAATAGAAACTAGAATTGAGGGTCATATATATCTTTGTTATTTATTAAATAAAATATCAAAGATATGTTCCGAAATCCCTGATTTTTATTTACTTATGTTAAATGATTTGATTTTGTATAAAAATTTAAAAAGAGTTAAAAATAGTACAAATAATTTATTATTACAGTATGAACTTTTGCATGACGAACTAGGTGAATATTATATTAATACTTTTATTGAAACACTAACACCATTTAAAACATATGAGAATTTATGATTAATGATTTAATAGAAATTTTATATGACTTTCTTTGTTGTAATCTAGTTATTTGTTTTATTATTATTCTTTATTCATTTTGGGACTATCTTGCCAATAACAAGATTCATTATTATTGTTTATTAAAAAGGTCTATTGTTGTTTTTTTATTGTCTTTATTATTAGGAAATTTAATAGAATATGTATATCCTGACGTTGTTTTAAATAATACACAATTCAATCAAGATAAAACAAATGAAAGCAGAAACAGTAATAAAGCTCAATAGATTTAAACCTAGATCATATCAGGCTCCAATATGGGATGCGATAGAAAATAAGGGATATAAAAGAGTATTAGCTATATTGCCTCGTCGTGCTGGTAAAGATCTTACAGCTTTTAATCTTTGTATAAGAGAATGTCTTAGAAAGCCCTGTGTTATATTCTATATTTTTCCGACTTATTCGCAGGGCAAGAAAGTGATCTGGGATAGTATTACTAATACGGGAAATAGAATATTAGATTATGCTCCAGATGAACTAGTTGAAACAAAGAACTCTTCAGAATTAAAAATTAGATTTAAAAATGGATCGTTATTACAAATAGTTGGGTCTGATAATTATGACTCTCTTATGGGAACAAATCCGCAGGGTGTCGTATTCTCGGAATATTCGCTCCAAGACCCCCGTGCTTATCAGTACATCCGTCCTATTCTTACTGCAAATAATGGATGGGCTTTATTTCTGTCGACTCCTCGCGGAAAGAATCATTTATGGGAACTTTATCAAATTGCTTTACAGTCACCTCAGTGGTTTTGTTATAAGCTTACTGTAGAAGATACAAATCATATATCATTGCACGAAATAGAAAAAGAGCGCGCTGATGGTCTAATGTCCGAGGATCTTATTAGGCAGGAGTATTATACTGACTTTACTATGGGTGTAGAAGGTGCATATTATGCCAAGTATATTGATAGAATGAGACTCAAATCTCAGATAGGACAAGTGCCTTACGAACTTGGTTTTAAAGTGCATACGGCCTGGGATTTAGGAATCAGGGATTCCACCTGCATTATATTCTTTCAGGTAATCGGTCAGACCGTGCGAATTATAGATTGTTATGAAAATTCAAAGCATGGACTTGAACACTATATTGCCGTTATTAATCAAAAAGAATATATGTACGGCAAGCATATTGCTCCTCATGATATAAAAGTACGTGAGTTTACATCCGGTATATCGCGTATTGAAAAAGCGCGGCAGCTTGGTATATCTTTTACTATTGCACCAGATCTTTCTATTGAAGACGGTATTGAAGCCGTAAGAACAACATTTTCTAAGCTTTGGATAGATGAGAAGGGTTGTGCACCATTAATTAAAGCATTAGAAAATTATAGGCAAGAATATGATATAAGACATAGGGTATATAAACCGCAGCCGCTTCATGATTGGACATCACACTTTGCGGATTGTATGAGATATCTTGCTATTTCATTACCGAAGACACGAGATGGATTAACTCCCGAAGATTTAGATAAAAGATATGCAGAAGCAATGTATGGTACACAATCTAATTTACCGTCATTCTTTAAGGACGATTTCCCTAAATATTGATACTTTTTTTAAATAATCTAGAATCTATATTGTGTTCTGTGCAAACAAACATGTTTCCTAGAAAGTGCCCGTCGTAATTGGCGGGTATTTTTTTGACATATATTAGACATACATTTACACTAGTTTTGAAAAGCAGAGACGACGTATCGACGGTGAAAAAAGAGCGGTTTTATCTGCTTTTCAATGACACTATGTAATGAAGAGAAGGAGATGTCATTTTATTTCCCCAACTAGGACCACAATACTATACTGAGAATGATCGTGGGATATTATCGCGCATGGAAGCATTTTATGCCGAATCTATCACAATCAATCAAGCATTCTGGGGAGAAGCAGATACCGATACCCGTTTTTATAGCGGCGATCAAACGCTTTGGAATGACTTATATGGCAATCTTCCAGTAAATAGAAGACGTCAATTTAGCTTCAATCGTATTAGGCGTGTTATCCAAATGATAAGTGGCCATCAAAGAAGAAATAGAAAATCAACAATAGTTACACCTGTAGAAAATGGTGACGCAATAACAGCTGATCAATTTACAAAAATAATGTTATGGATAAATAACCAAGAAGGAGTCTTGGAGACCATATCTGAATCATTTGAAGGTGCACTAGTAACAGGTATGAACCTCCTCCAATTATGGGTAGATTATAGATCTGATCCTATTTCTGGGAGTATAAAAGTTGATAATTGTAGTTATAATAGTTTTCTTATTGATCCATATTTTAAGAAACCTGATCTTTCTGATTGTAACGCAATTTGGAAAAGATCATATTTGAGTAAGCGTGAATGTATTTCCTTAATGCCGGATCGAGCCAATGAGATTCTGGGCCTTATTGGTAGCGATTCCGGCTTAGGTAGAGACGGAAAATTCCAATATATGGCCGAATCTTATAACTACGGAATGAAGAATCTCCTCACCTATGATGAATATTATTATAGGGATTTCAGAACACAAAAAATGCTTGTAGACTCACAAACCGGTGAAACATTTGAGTGGAAAAGCTTAGATAAGAATGATGAACTTAAAGAATTTTTGCGTTTATATCCACAAATTACCGTCATAGATCAAGAAGTTCCCACTACTCGTCTTGCAGTAGTTATTCAAGGAAAAGTATTTTATGATGGCCCAAATCCATTAGGTATAGACAATTATCCATTTGTGCCTGTTTTTGCATATTATGTACCACAAATGCCTTATATGGAATATCGAATACAGGGTGTTGTTCGCGGATTAAGAGATGCGCAATATCTTTATAATAGAAGGCGTATAACCGAGCTTGATATATTAGAATCGCAAATAAATTCTGGATTTAAATACAAAGAGAATGCATTAGTTAATCCTAAGGATGTACATCTACAAGGACAAGGGCGCGGTCTTGCATTAAAAGACGAAGCGCAAATGTCCGATGTGGAACAAATTTTACCGCCATCGATTCCTGCATCAATGATTCAACTTTCTGAGTTATTAGGTCAAGAAATTAGCCAAATTTCTGGAGTAAATGAAGAACTTCTTGGTAGCGCTATGGATGATAAAGCGGGGGTTTTATCCATGCTTCGCCAGGGTGCTGGTCTCACCACATTGCAATCCCTTTTTGATCAATTAGATCATTCTCAAAAACTCTTAGGTCGTTTAATAATAGATACTATTCAAGCTAACTTTACTCCAGGAAAAATAAAGAAGATCCTTGAAGGCCAAGAGCCTGCTCCACAATTTTATAATAAGGCGTTCGGTAAATATAATGCTGTAGTGGAAGATGGTCTTAATACAAGTACACAAAGACAAATGCAATTTGCACAGTTATTACAGTTGCGTGAACTGGGCGTGCCAGTCCCTAATGATGTTCTTGTGGAATCCTCTACTCTTCAAAATAAGAAACAGCTGGTAGATGCGATTGATAAACAACAACAACAACAGCAGCAAATGCAGAATATGCAATTAGAATCACAAATGGCTGAAGCGCAAGCGAGAACTGATTTGGCAAAGGCACGAACCATAGCAGATCAAGGTTTGGGTGTTGAAAGATTAAGCCGCGTTGAAGAAAATAGAGCATTAGCAGATGAGCGTCGCGCACAAGCAGCTAAAGACGAAGATATAGGCTTATTAAATCTTGTTAAAGCGCTTAAAGAAATTGAAACCATAGATTTGAATCACTTAGAAAAACTTTTAAATATAGCTAGCGCTGTTAAGTCTCAGGGTACTCCTGCGACTAATAGCGCGGCTCAAAATGTGTCAGCACCTGTTAATTCACCTAATATAGTGCCACAAGAAGCAGCAATGCCTGTAACTCAGTAGTTAGAGGAAATATTAACCTTGCGTCAGTCGCAATTTCTACAGAAAGGCCTACTATGGCAAAAAGATATCATCAATCTAAAAAAGATCGTAAACACGAAAGCCGTGGCGAAAAACTTCATCATGCTAGAATGCATCGCGATAGTATGCATGAAAGAATGGGCGAAGAGAGTTATGTAGAACATCATAGAGATATGCATAATGATTCAGATAGAGAGCGCTACGGCATGGGCCCATATCGTTATGATCGCCAATCCCAATACAGAGCAATGGGCGGTGCAGAACATTATGCTGGTATGGAACCAAGAAGACATCAAGAAATGCGTGATGCTGGTATGATCCATGAAGATCATAGAGCTATTGCAAATCTTCCTCAAAATGTAGTATATCGTGACTATCCTAAAAATACTGGCTATTTACCAGAAGATTTAGATGATACATTGCGTGGTGTAGATAGACAAATGGCTCATGATAATTATGATATGATGAACCATTTTTACCCTAAGAAAGTATAGTATGCCAACAATGATACGCATTAAAGGAAAGCCTGAGCGTATTGCTTTTAGTATTTTGGGAACTCCTTCAAATATAAAATATAAAAGATCTAAAAAAGAAAAACGCATTAACAGTCGTCTTATCTTCGAAGAAACAACTCGGGTGAGATAGATTAGAGGGGGCGCAGAGAAATCTGCCCCTTTTTTAAGTTAAAGGAAAATGATGGCTAGAAAGAAATCTACAGGATTTAAAGGGCCTTTGAGAAATCGCGGCGAAGGAATCGGAACTGCTGCTCGGCAATCCAATATGCCCTACGATTATTCACCAAACTATACTGCAGAAGATAGGCCTATAAAAAGACGCGAAATACGCGATGTCTATGATCAAATGTATCGCAATGAGCAAGATAGAGATCAGCGATCTTTAGATAGAATTAGATCAGCTGAAAGTGAATTTTATGCTGGAATAGATCCGCGCAGACGCCAAGAAGTAGCAGATGCTGGCATGATACAAGAAGATCATAATGCAATAGCTAATCTTTCTCCGAGAGCTATTCACAGAGAATATCCAAAAGCAGGATACTATAGCACTCAGTACCTTGATGATTTAGAGCACGGCGGTAGATTTTTTAGCGATGATAACGATACTTTACTATAACGAGAATAAGTATGGCTAAGATTAAACCAAAAAAAGTTACGGTTGCTAAAGGTGTAAAAGTTGAGCGTGGTAATGAAGAAAAAATGCGTAAGAAAAAAGGAAGTTCTAACGCAGGAAAATATAAATCAGTATCCCCAAAAGAATTTGCGGGCGCTGCTGGCGGCGCTTCAAAATTTAGCTATCCAATCAACACTCGAAAGCGCGCAAAGGCTGCATTAGCCTACGCACATAATGCACCTAATCCGTCAGGAATTCGTGCAGCTGTTCATAGAAAATTTCCCGATTTAGGAGTATCATATGAAAAGAAAAAAACTAAAAAAGAAAAAGTTAAAAAATAAAGTAGCTGTTGTGATGCGCGAATTTAAGGAAGGAAAACTTAAAAGCGGCTCGGGACAGAAAGTAACTAATCCTAAACAAGCAATTGCTATAGGAATTAGTGAAGAAAAACGTAAAAAAAAGAAATAGCATACCCCTATTGACCCCATCGTCTAAGAAAGACAGTGCTTTATTATTATCTTAAACCATAATGATTAACTGCGGGCAAAGATGAAGGTGAAAGACCTTCTGGGGAATAAAATATTAATCCTATGGTCTAAATAAGGCGTCGTAAAATAGTAATCTTAAAATAACTATTATTTCAAGAATTCACATTTTAAAAACGAACGAAGATGAAGGCCAACACCTTCTGGGAAAGTTATTATCTTTCATGTACCATTTAAAAGTTTCTTAATTTTTTGAAATATACTAATATGTAAGAAATTTCTAAAGGGGAAGTATATGAAAAAAAAATTACAAAATAGAATATCAGATTTAAGTGTCACTTTTCCAGACGTAATTGATCATAACAATCCAATTACCATTTATATTTCTTGTATATTAGACAACACTATAAAAATAGCTAATTTGCCAGCAGAGATTCACAAACAGAAATTGGTTATCCTTTATCCTGGGTGCATACTAGAGGATGGAGTTACTACCTATTTATGCACCCTCGTTGATATGAAGTTAAAAGATAACTTGGTGCGGCAGATATTAATTAAGTTTGCTGAAAAGATTAATCCTGGCGTAGAGTTTGAACTTAAGCTATGGAATGATGGAGAAAAGGCATGATAAAAGATACTGTAGGTAAAATATCGCGCGATCTTATAATTAAAAGTGGCGATGAAAATCATTCAGCTACTGATCAAATGCAAGAAAATCTTTCTGAGTATGATAAAAATATATATGAATGCATTGAGATTGGTAAAAAAGAGTATATGTTTGATTTTTATGTCATCGTCATAACAAAAAAAGAAAAACTTATGCCTAATGTGTTGAGGCATTATTTTTTATCAAGGCATTCTTGCCCCACATCGCAGTATGATGAAGCGGTTTATAAATATCATAGAAAAGAAGATCGTATTGAATTTTTATGGGTAGTCCCATCAAAAGAAACGTGTGAATATTTTGTTTTAAATGCACTTACTATTGCGCCTGAAGAACGCGAACTGCTTAATTTTGTGTTACAATTTACTAATGGCGATTTGGATATTAAAGCAAAGCAAATGAATGGCGAGCTGAATGCCGAATTAAATAGCAAAATATTGGGAATATAATGGATAGTACTTGGAAAAAAATTAATAATATTAATGATTTATTAATTCTCGGTGGCGGAGATATTTTTTTGGCACGATGGAATGGTCGAATTTGTATTGCACAATTTAATCCGGAAGATAAGTCTTTATATGCCTGTTTTAATCCTGCACAATTAGGACCAATAAAAATATCTCAAGATAAGTTTGATAAGTTTGATTATCTTCGCAGGACTTCGGGTTTAGAAGTAATAGAGATTGATAGAGAACAATCATGTGAGTATTGCAATAATAATGAAATAAATATTAATAAATGCAGTTTATCAAATCACTCTAATTGTCATCAGAATAATGACAATCAATCATGTAGTAACTTCAAATTTTATAATAAGTGTAAAAGGAATTGCCCCAAAATAACTTAACATTGAAATTATGGAAAAAAATTTTTGTCAAAGTTGTGAGTTAGAATTGCGTAGAATATTTAAGGAAGAATTTAAAGAAAATTTGCGCATTGAAGAAGGATATAATTATACCCTATGTTTAAGAAATTATGTAAGTGCAAATGGAAAGTTAAACAGTTGTTTGAGCAGACTTACTCGCGCATTATTAAATTACATTAAAAAAACACAATATCATTATTTAGATGAATAAATTAGGAGTATATGATGTTCGATGATCAAGAAAATCAATATATAGAAGATACTACACAGCAAGAGATTGATAATAGTAATGAAGAAGTAGTACAGAAACAAGAAACCGGCCAACAAAAACATTTTAGGGAACTACGACAAAAAATGGAAAGGATACAACGCGAACGAGATGAGGCCCTTAATTATATTAAAAATATTGAGGCTAAAACCACCATTAACAATAATAACAATACTGTTGATGATGAAGAGTTTAGTCTTGATCCAGATGCTATTGCTGAAGGCAAGCATATTAGCCGTGTAAATAATAAAATTAAGAAGCTTGAAGATCAATTGCGTAGTTATCAACAACAATCCCATGAAAGTGTAACTGAGGCTAAATTAAAAGCTAAATACAATGATTTTGATAAGATAGTATCACATGATAATGTGGAAGTATTGCGCAAATCATATCCAGAAATTTGGGCTACGATAAACTCCACACAAGACTTGTATAATAAAGCAGTATCTGCATATACCCTTATCAAAGAATTAAGACTTGGCCCCGATGATTCGTATGATGAAGATAAAATGGCTGTACAAAGAAATGTATCAAAGCCTAGACCATTAACAAGCGTATCTCCACAACAAGGTGGTTCGCCATTGGAAAGAGCTAATGCTTTTGCTAATGGTTTGACTGAAGATTTAAAAGAACAGCTTAGAAAGGAAATGGAACTTGCCAGAAGAAATAGGTAATATCAAAATTGGAATATGTGATAACGTTAAATGGATATCTGTAAATGATCAAATGCCAGATTTTGATGATGGAGCGGTATTGGTTTCGGGAAAAGGTAATCTTGGTGATTATGTTATTCAAATAGCTTTCATCGAAAGAAATGATAATAAATTTTGTTTTGTTGCCGATGACCAAACTTCAGTTTTAGATGCAAAAAGTATTGGCAATTGGTTGCATTTAGAAGATATAGAATACTGGTCTTATTTACCTTATACGCCAGATATATGTAAAAAATTTGAGGAATAAATGAAATGGATATCAATAAAAGATAAATTGCCAGAAAGTTGTGATTGGGTTTTAGTTTCCGGAAAAGGCGAAGTAGCATATCGCTATACAATGCAATTTGCTCGATATACATGTGGTAATACAAGAAAATGGGAATTTATTGGTACTAATTCTAATTTCATAGAAACGCCATATTCAGATTGTGGCTCGGGTTTATATTTAGATAAAATAGAATATTGGTCTTATTTACCAGATACTCCAAAGGAATAAATGAATAATTATGCATCAGTTGTAGGTAGCTCACAGATTGCTACCGGCACCACATTCTTACAAAACACAAATTATAATATTCCTACTGATGGCGCCTATTTAATTATATTTAACTCATCATCCCAAATACCAAAAGATATGATCGTTACTTACATGCTTTTTTGTAATGATAATCCTATCCCAGGAGCGGTAGCGCAAACTACATCACCAATTGATCATTCTAAATCGATAATATTTCCTACATCATTTTCTATTATTGCAAATTTTAAAGAAGGCGATAAGATAAGTGTCCAGGTGGAAATTGTGAGTGGAGTAATGAGCGATTCCATAGTTATTAAGAATACAATTTTAAACATTATAAAAATGTTCTAATCCCCTTACTATTTATGGGACTGAAGCACGCGTGATATCACATGTGCTTTTTATTTATTTTATTAGGTATATAAGTAGTAACAGGAAGTGAATAGCAAGATTATGAAGAATTTAATAATAATGTGTAATGTATGTAAATCAGTAAATAAGGATAAGGATATAAATTATGAGATGGATATCTATAAAAGAAAAAGAACCTAAAAAATATCATTATTATCTTATTTATTGCGAATGGGGTGATGGAATAGGAATTTCTCAATATAAAGGTAATTATAAATGGGATAGTGATTATCCAGATATAATAATTGATAATATTCAGAAATATGATATTACAAACGATCAAATATTGTTTTACATGGAATTATCAGAGATACCGCTCCCTTATAAAGAAATTATATTACCTAATAAATTATAATGATGATTATTTGTAAGGCATGTAAAGCCCATTTTGAGTGCGCATTTTATAATTCCGAAGATAATAATTCTTGTTGTTATGTTGATCATACAAGTCCACATCTATTTAATTGCGATAGACAATATTTAAGTCATAACTATTGCGTAAGATCCTGCTTCGATGATTTATTGGATTTTGTATATGAAAACCATTTTATTGAGAGAAAAAAAAGAACCGATAAATTCGAACTTCATAATAAAGATTGCGATTGTCTAACAATGAAACGATTTATTCCTTTTTGTATAGAAAACAATCAGTCTGAATGTAGAAAACAAGAAAACTTTGAATGTTGTAAAAAAATAGAAAAGTTAGAACATCTCAGACAGGTTGTTATAGAAGAAAATATAGATTGTGGTCAATACCGCAATGATTATGATGATTTACTTGATGAGTTAACAGAATATATTGCAATAACTAAGATACGGTGCTCTGAACATTTGGGAAATAATCAGCCTGAACGTAGCAAGCGAGAAAACTCTGAATGTTTCTTGAAGTGTAAGACAGCAATGTGTGATTGGATTAAAAATGAATATTGTTTGTCGTGCGAAAAGAATTGCAAACCAGAGATGCGGTGCTCTGAACATTGTGAAAAATAAATATGAAATGGATTGATATTTATAAAGAAAAACCATCAATTAATGAACGAGTTCTAATATATAGAGATGGAATTTTGTGGTCAGCAAGATTTGTTGTGGAAGAAAGTTTTAGTAATAGAAATGAACTTGAAGAATATTTTTTAATTGACTGCGTATTTAAGGATGAATCGCCAAGATATGGTAAAGAAAATAGAGAAAGTGCTTACATAATTAGATGGTGGCTTCCTTATAAAGAAATTATATTGCCCAATAAATTATAAATTTGATCTATTTTTAGTTTTCTTATTATACTTATATAAGCGTTTATCAAAGGTTCGCTCCCTTTTCGGCGTATAATGAGCATCGCCACCTCATGACGTATAAACAAGTCTCGTCAACTTAAGTTAAAGTTAAACAACTATAAGCTTAAGGAGCTGTATGTCTATTACGACTACATCGACGCTTCCTGCTCCAGTGCAGCAATCGTTCAGCTATAAATTACTCTCGGTACCAGTACCAAATATGATCCATAAAATACCGGCGATGAAAAAGAATATGCCCCGTAATGGTGGTACTACTCTTCGTATGCGTAGGTATAATCCGTTAAATACAGCCATGGTTCCACTTGGAAATAGTGGTGTTACCCCTCCGCCTCAAAATCTAACCGCGGTAGACATAGATGCGAAAATCTCATTTTACGGTATAAATTAGGGTGCCGTATGACTGATTTTGTAAAATTGACCTACGTCCAAATAAATGAACAAGTGACGTTACAAAATCAGGATCCCGTAAAGTTTAATGCGGGATTAAAACCTTTGGTAATTGACTTGGAAGCGCTAACGTATAAGGCGAGCGTGACAAGGGGGAAGATAAAAATATTATTCACCAATTTTATTTATTAAATATATATTTTGTCACCCTGAACGACTAAACCCAAGGGCGCCGTAAGGTGATGCGATAGTCTGAACTCTATGGAGACATAGAGAGGAAGATCCGAAGAGGTTTTCCCGCCTAGTAATAGGTCATAAAAGTAACAGAACGATTAAATGAGTGTGCGGCACGTTTAGGTGTTTCGCTTCGTCAAACAGAAGATCAGTTAACGCGTGATATGTTGGCATCAACAGCATCATTTATTAACTGTACTGGTGGTGTTAACGGCGATAATCCGACTGAAATAACACGTTCAGATGTTGACACTATTGTGCGTGCATTATTAAACAATAATGCTTACACAATCATGGATAACATTGAGGGTGAAGATAAGTTTGGTACTGCGCCAGTTCGTGATGCATATTTTGCATTATGTTCTACACAGTTAACTGGAAACTTGGATAACGTTGCTGGATTTACACAAAAGAACCAATATCCTGCACCTATGAATGCATTGCGTTCTGAGTGGGGAGCAATTGGTAATCTTAGATTCCTAATATCATCTATTGGGTCTGTATCTCCAAGTGCTTCTTCACTAGGAAATAATGTTTACAACATATTCTGTGTGGGTATGGAAGCATATGCATGTATAGAACAAGATGGTTATAGTGCATCATTTATATATAGACCACCTATATATGATGGTCCATTAGCGCTTAATGCTTCAGTAGGATATAAATTTGCAGAAGTACCAAGAATCACTAATGATCTATGGGTACTAAATCTTCGTGCCACTTTAGCAGTTTAAGGAGAGAATATGGACGGTACTATTTTAGGCCAAGGAACATTTACGCAGCCAGCTACAGCTATTGCGCAAACGATCATTATTCCTTCCGGCGTTGATTTTTTAGAAATAACTAACTATACCCAATCTGCTGCTGGTGCTGCTGGTAACGGATTTAAATTTTATTGGCAAAGAGGATTTCCTAACGGAACTGGCCAAATGCTTGTTAATACTGCTGGCGTAGTTAGTGCGGATTTAACTGTAAATAATGCATTTACCCTTTATGATCCATCACAAAGTCCAATTGGACCAGCGGTGGCGACTACAGCATCTACTAACGTTACAAGACCAGTTGTTTCAACGGCAAGTACAGCAGGAATATCGGTTGGTACAATTGTAAGATTAAGTAATACTGCTCAGACAGATATTAATGGTATTGATTTTGTTGTTGGTGCAGTTGTGGCTAATACTAGTTTTACTTTATTAAC